ATCGAAGATTTCCTCAGCTTGCTCCCACAAGGTCGTCTTATCGCTGGCACTATCAGAATGATAGATTTTGCCAGTGACACGTACTTGCTTGCGCAGTACGGGATTTTGGCTTATAAGAGTGATATACTCGAATTTGCCAAAAAGTACGATTCTATCGCCAAGAAATTGCGCGATAAGCTTCGTGCTGACCTTGACCTACGTGGGAAGTTCACGTACACTTTTCCCGAGGGTGACGTTCTCAGTGGCTATACTCTTACAGTAAGGAGCAAAGTCATGATTACGTTCCCGGTTGGATCAGTGTCTTCAGCATTACTCCCTTTCGAAGCAAACGGCATCTTACCGACGCCGAGTGCTTTATGGGACACCATACCATTCAGCTTTGTTGCTGACTGGTTTACCAACAATTCAACACGTTGGGATCTTGGTGAGGCATATGTTCATGCCTGTTTTGCTCAAGTACACTATTGTGTACATAGTTATACCCTCCAGAAATACTTACTCGCGGCAGATCTGCCTGAGTCGTTAGCCGATTACAGATTGGCTACCGGGGCTTCGTACAAGTACTACATCCGTACAAAGTCCAAGTATTTTCCTTCTCCGAGCTCTGGCCGTTATGACTGGCTAGCGCCGGCGGGGGATCCACCGCCTCTAGAGGCGGGGGCTCTATTGTGGTCGTTAATACGACGACAATAACCCATACCGTCCTTCACCAGTCATGGTGAATAGGGAGGTGTAACTGTCACGCACCTCTCACGATTACGCGAAAGGCGAATCAAATGACAATCACTACAACTCTACAGAACCTCAGCGGGGAAACCCCCGTTGCGGTCAATATCGCGCCACACCCAGAAACTTGGGGCGAGGCGGGATATGAAGAGTCAAACGGGATGCGTACAGCGACTGCAAAGATCATCGGTGATGATCCTGAGTACTCGCTGGTACGTAAGATCTCGGCACGTAGTGCCAAGGTTTTCCATCCCGACCATCCCTCCGACATTCGTGCTGGAATGCGCTACTCAGTGGGCGTTTACACAACGTCCAAAGTGGAGGATTCCGTCACCGGGCTCATCTCTTATGAGCCCGTCGAGGTTACTATCAGCATTTCTCATGCTGGTTCTACCTTCGACAATGTCGACGACCTACTCCAGTTCATCCTGTCGGCTGTGTCTGAACTATATGACACTGTCACGACTGGTGTACCGGATACGGTCATCTTGGCCAAAGCGAGCCTCGGCATAGTACGCGTAGACTAAGTGTCCACTCTTCGGGTGAAACTTTCAACCCGGAGTGGCACAGTCTCGCTATTGCTATGCCCACGCGAGCTTGGTCGAAAGGCAGGCCTTCCCGAACAACATTGGGAAAACGCTGCGCTCCTACAAGGGGCGTGGTTGGCTCTCCTGTGTGATAGTCCTCTTCCTGGCGATTTGGCTCTTAAGCCGCTTCGAACCTTTAAAAAGTTCCTTGCGACGATCGAGCAACGTACCCTATTGGGCACGATCGCCAGTTTCTCCACACTCGCCGATAAACTCGCTAGGTCGATCTGGTCCAATAGTAATGGGCCAGACCATCTACGCGAGATTCGACGAGGCCGCTTAACAGCGGATCTGCACCAAGAATTCCGTGACACTCCCGTTTTTAAGGAATATCACGCTTGGTACACATCTGGAGACCCGCGAATCTTTCAGTTTTTACTGACATTTCTGCGCTTTGCGAAGAAATGCGAGTTTGCTCTCGAAGATTTCAACGCCACTGCCTTTCGCAGTTGGCTCGGGGTAGAGGAGCGTCTGGGTGATCTGGATGTCAACGGGGTAGAACATATCCCCTATTTGGCTCAGATTGTTAAGTTCTGCATGAGTCCCAAATTCGTGTCTCCAACTCTTGTTGGAAAACATGGAAGTGGTGCTGTAGCAGGACCTGACAGGGGTGAATTTGAGAAGTCTTCCAACTTCTCAATGACGTCCCAACTCGAACGTCTCTACTCAGAAACATTCCCACTCGGGGGTGCTTCTGAGGGAGTGATGTGCTCATATTTTTTACGTATGATCGCATCTTCACCAAAGTCAGACTCAGAAGGAACTTCGCGTCTTATGTTCGTGCCAAAGAACTATAAGACAAGTCGCTCTATATGTATGGAACCTGTGGCCTACATGTTCTTCCAGCAACATATACGCTGGGAGATTGAAAACATGCTAGCCTCTGGTATTCTCGGTCGCTTCGTCACGATCGATGACCAGGGTAGGAACCAACGTGGAGCTATGTATGGCGCAAGAACCGGTTTGGTCGACACAATTGATCTGTCGGCCGCTTCGGATTCTGTGCATGTAGATCTGGTTCGTGCTCTGTTTCCAGAGCCGATCCTAAGCGGATTGTTGAACACCAGGACTTCCATTGTGGAATGTCCAGATGGTCAATTTGTTCACGTAAATAAGTTCGCTCCTATGGGAAGTGCAGTTTGCTTTCCCGTTCAGAGCATTATTTACGCATCCGTGTGTATCTACGCATACATCCTTCGTTTTAGCCCAGACAACATAGATAGCATACTTTCAACGAG